AGGAAATGGGCGAAGAAGCACAAGCACTGGGCATCCTGCTGGATAGGGCAGATGTCGCGCAAGTGGAGGCTGCCAACGATGCGTTTACTCGCGCCAGTGCGGTCATCGAAGGTTTGATTTCGCAGTTTTCCGTAGGTCTTGCGCCATTCGTCGAAGAAGCTGCCAACATGATGAGACAAGCGGCTTTAGACACAGAAGACTTTGGCTCGATTGGTTTCAAAGCTGCGCGTTCTGTTGTGGAGGGTGTCGCTAGTTTGCTCGACATCATGCAATCGTTCCGAATTGGCTTAAAAATGGCGGAGATTGGTTGGGAAAGTTTTAAACTAGTTGGTCTTGCTGTCACTAATACGCTGCTTTCTCCAATATCAGTTTTAATTGATGGATTGAACGTTATAAGGGAGTTGCAGGGTAAAGAGTTAATTGGCAACCCTGTTAACGACGCACTTATAGAATCAGTAAATAATCTCAAATTGTTACAGGCAGAGCTAACAGCACTGCAAGAAGCACCAGGCGCTCTTGACACCATCAAACCAATGTTTGATGAAATAGAAAAATCAAGTCGGCGTGCAGCGGAGGGCGTTGCAAAGGTAAAAGCTGAAATAGTAGATCAGGGCAAGACGGTAAAAGCGCAAACAGCAACGCAAATTGAAGGCGGTAAAAAACTAGCTGAATTTGAAGCAATGGCGCTTTCCGATAAAACGCAGAATGTTACCAGTTCAATGCGCGATCTATTTGGCAAAAACAAAGCATTCAATATCGCTGGCGCGGTAATGGACACCTATAAAGGTGCAACCCTTGCGCTTGCATCATACCCACCACCATTAGGCGCAATTATGGCTGCTGCTACCGTGGCCGCTGGCATGGCCCAGGTTGCACAAATCAGGTCGCAAAGTTTTGAGGGTGGTGGTTTCACAGGTCGCGGAGCTAGAGCGGGTGGCATGGATGGAAAGGGCGGCTTTATGGCCTTGCTTCATCCCAACGAAACCGTCACTGATCATAGCAAAGGTCAGGGTGGCGGTGTAACAGTCATAAATAATGTTGACGCTAGAGGCAGCGGTGCAGACGTTGAGCAAAAGATAAGAACTGCAATGGCGCAAACATCACAGGAAACCATCGTCACCATTCGTGATCTGATGAGAAGACGGAGGTTTGTCTAGTGACTACTTTTACATTTCCGAACATCACGCCAGCGAGTAACACGTTCGAACTAGTAAGCAACACGCGCACGTATCAATCACCGCTGACCAATGCGATTCAGACAGCATCACGAAAAGGTTCGCTGTGGAAAGCATCGCTTCAGTTCAAAAATCTAAACGGTGATGACCGGCAAGAAATGCAAGCTTTTCTAGTGAAGCTAAACGGTCAGCAGCACAGATTTACGTTGCAGGATCATAGCTACACACCGAGAGGCGCCGGTGGTGGCACTTTGCGAGTAAACGGCGCAAGCCAATCCGGTACGACTTTGATTTGTGATGGGGCAACCGCAAGCGTTAACAATTACCTTCGCGCAGGGGATCAAATAAGTTTTGCCAATGAACTTCACATGATTGTGGCAGATGCAAGCAGTGACGCAAGCACAAACATTTCTTTATCTATTGCACCACCAATCAGAAAGACTCCAGCAGACAACACTATCGTGGATTACTCGGTTCCTGTAGTGGGTGTTTTTATGCTGGCTGGCCCGGCATCTTGGAATACGCGAGTCGGTATCTTTTCTGACTTTAATATCGAAGCGGTAGAGGACGTTTTAGCGTGAGCCGTGGTTTTCCTACAGCCGTTGCAAATGCACTTAGTGCCGGTCACGTTTCGCTAATAACATTCTGCAAGTTAGCGTTTCCGTCTGGCACGATATACGTCCACAACTCTATTGGCACCTACACCTGGGGTGGGCAGGATTGGTTGGGGGTTGGTGATTTTGGCGAGATTAGTTCTATCGAAGAAGGGTTAGACGTTTCACCCTATAAAATTAGTCTCACCTTATCTGGCTTAGACGCAACGATTTCGGGTGCCGCTCTGACGGAGGACTATTATATGCACCCTGTAAGCGTCTACTTGGGCGCTCTAAACGCTGATGACGCGCTGATCGCAGACCCAACAGTAGTTTGGGAAGGCGTTATGGATCAAATGGATGTATCCATTGGCGCGAGCGGCGGCGATTCAATACAACTCACAGCCGAATCAGAACTGGCTCGATTTACCAAATCATCAGCAAAAAAATACACGCACTCGCAGCAGCAAAGCCAACACGCAGGAGATGTAATCTTCGAATTCATGGCTGACATTGAGGATGCCCATATCCGTTGGGGAGATGCTAATTCTGATTCTGTTGCGGGTGGGCCAAACTTTCCCAAAATTGATTTTTTCAACGAGGTTTCGTGATGACGATTACCCAAGCACTCAATTCTTGGCATCGTCGCGACTTTAACTATGGCGATGCCGATTGTTGCCAGTTTGCAAACTTCATTGTTAAACAAATGACGGGTAAAGATTTCGCTACAGATTTCAATTACCAAAGCGAGTCCCAAGCGTATGAGATCGTTGAGCAGGAAGGCAAGTTAGTTGATTTTCTTCAAACCGTTTTAGGCAATCCATCAACCGAACTTAAAGACGGTGATCCTTGCGTTGTAGATCTGCCCATTATTGGGCAGGTGTGCGGAGTGAAATACAAAAGCAATGTTGTTTGTTTAACTGATAAAGGCTTAACCCAAATCAAAGATCGCTATTTACTTTTAGGTTGGAGTGTTTAGGTGCCGCCAGTAGTAGCAGCAGTAGTTTTATTTGTTGAAACCGTGGGTGCTGCTGCGCTGGTAGCCGTTGGAGCGTCTGGTTTCGCGACAGGTGTTGCCATTGCAGCAGGAACGTTAATAGTCGCTGCTGGTGTTTATGCGACAAATGCCGCTATCACGGCAATGATGCCAGACGTTTCTATGCCGCAATCTGACACGGATAAGTCGAGACAACAAACAGTGCGCGGCACTATCGAACCGCAAAAGATCGTTTACGGTCAGGCAGTTATTAGCGGGCCAATTTTTTTCGTCGGAGTGTCCGGTAGTGACAATACGGACTTAAGTCACGCTATCGCTTTAACAGGTCACGAGTGTGAGGCAATCGAGGACATCTTTTTCGATGGCGAAATAATCACAAGCTCTCAGATTACGAATAACACGGTAACGTCTGGCACCTTTGGCCCTATAGATTCTGAAACCATTTGTATGGTTGAGAAAAAACTCGGCACAGCAACCCAAGCAAGCAGTTCTCTTTTGACTAATACTTTTGTTCCTTGGACTAGCGCCCACCAGGGCAAAGGCATTTGTTACATAGTTACAAGGTGGACAATGACCGATGGTTCCCAAGAACTATGGGATAGACTCAAGCCACAGAACATTAAGGCGCTGGTTAAAGGTCGCAACGATATTTATGATCCTCGATTAGATGTTGCTGCTGGCAATGCTGCTGGCGCGAACCCTACAAATGCAACTTATCAGGCTTACACAGACAACCCCGCTTTATGCGCTGCACACTTTTTGATGGATGCAGAATTTGGTTTGGGTGTCGTTGCTTCGAAAGTGGATTGGGCAGATGTTTTAACTGCTGCAAACGCTTGTGACGTTTCGGTAGTAGTGCCTGGGGGTACTCAAAAACGGTTTACCGCTAACGGTGTTTTGTTTGCAACCGATTCCTACAAGGCTAGTTTGCAAAAACTACTTAGTGCCATGAACGGCAGTATTTTTTACTCCAACGGCACATATAAAATTAAAGCTGGAGTATACGAGGCACCTTCGTTTTCTTTAGATGAAGACTCTTTGACCGGCGCAATCACTGTGAAAACTTCTGTCGAGCGTGGAGAAAGATTCAACACGGTCAAACCTATTATTTTAGACCCAGCGCAAAATCACAAAACCTCAGAGATCCCAAGGGTTCAGCTTACCAGTGCCGTTTCACGAGACAACGGCGAGGTGATTACCAAAGATATTCAGTTATCTTTCACAAACAATAGCTATATGGCGCAACGTATTGCACATCGTCAAATTCAGCTAAGTGACCAACAAAAGGTAATCAATTTTCCAGCAAATCTCAGTGCGCTAAACATAGATATTGGCGATAGAGTAAACGTCACAGTTGCAGAATTGAACTACAGCGCGAAGATCTTCAGGTGCGTCAACTGGTCTTTCTCTGATACCCAAGATGGGGCTGTTAACCTCACGCTTTTAGAAGACGATTCTGGTAGTTACGCAGACCCCACTGCCGGTGAATACTCAACGGTGACAGCAGCAGGAGTAATCACGCCCGGATTCCGTGGTGTACCAGATCCACAAAATCTAAGCGCAACCGCCGGTCTCAAAAGCATAGAGTTAAACTGGACGAACCCAGTTAATACAAGCAAATTTAAAGAGATTGTAATTTTTGCCTCGTCAGATTCTGCATGGGCGAACAGGGTAGAAATTGGTCGGACGATGGGTACGCAATTTGTTCATGATGCGTCAAACAGTGCTGATGCCGTTGCTGTAGGTGACGCTAGATTCTACTGGGTTCGCGCTCTTGCGTATGGAACAGGTACTGGGTCATTTGTTGAGAGCGACAGAAACCCAGATAATGACGTTAGTAATATTTCAGCAACCGTAGGCCCAAACAATCCAGACTACTCAGACATTGTTGATGACACCCCGGCGCAAGCTGCGCCTACCGCACTGACGCTCACAGAAACAACCGCTTTAGGTAATGATGGTTCAGTTTTGCCAGCGGTATTGGTCAGGTGGACTGCACCCAATCCTAATACATACGTTTCGTTTTATGAATTAGAATTCAAACGCACCAGCGTTGGCGAAATAGATTATGGATCAATTGCCAGCGGCTACACTTCTACGATTGACTACGGTTCCGTGGCGGCTGGGACAACTACAGAATTAAATTACGGCTCAGTGAGTGAAGCGGTAGTTGGCGGCGATGCCGTGTTTAGCAATATTGCGGTATACGGCACTAATACCACTATTGCGGGTCTGGTCGAGCTACAAGAGTACACATTTAGAGTTAAGGCGGTAACGCTTACAGGCAAGACCAGCGGCACAATATCAAATACGCTAACACTACAGGGCGACAACACCCCTCCCTCGTTGCCAAGTACCGTCACAGCCACGGGCGGCATTCAACAAATAACACTTAACTGGGAAAACCCATCTGACTCTGACTTTGCCTATGTAGAGATATTTGAGAACACCACGAACAATCAGGCAGGGTCTACGCTAGTCGTTCAAACTCCATCTGATAACCACACGATTGCAGGGCTAGGTAATTCTGTCACCAGATACTATTGGCTGCGTTGTGTGGATAGGTCGGGCAACATCTCTAGTTTCACCGCTGGGTTTAACGCGACTACTCAGAAGATTGGTTTAGACGATTTAAATCAAGGCGTTATAGATCAGTTTGAAGCGGGTGATGCTTTTGGTATTGCTCCAGTTACTTCTATTGCGGCAATGGGAACAGGCGATCACGTTGGACAGATTAAATACCTGACCACCACTAGCACGCTGTACGTTTGGACGGGTTCTGCGTGGAGTACAACCCTATTCACGGCTTCCAACGTAGCGGCTGGCGCAGTTACAGCAGCTTCTTTTGCGTCTGGTGTTGAGCCTATTTCAGCGGTCACAACTCTACCATCGCCTGTTAGTTACACTGGCCCTAAGATTGTTTTTCAAACGTCAGATGCCAAGCTCTACCGCTATGATTCGACGGTGCCAGAATTTACCACGTTAGTTAAGACTGTCGATTTAGAAGGCACACTTGGCGACAACTTATTCAGTGACACACTTAGACCTGTTGAGCGCGCAACCACACTCCCCACAACAAATTTAGAAACTGGTCGCATTGTTATGCTGACTACAGATTCTAAAATTTACAGATACAACGGCACAGCTTGGACTTCTTCAATTGCTGCGGCAGACCTTAGTGACCAACTAAATCTAGCAAGTCAGGCAACCGGATTGCTTTCCGTCAACAACGCATCGTCTGGCTTGAAAAATGCCAATGTGACT